ATCAATAATATATTGCTTCACTAAATTCCAGGCTGAAAGTGTATAGGATTTAATAGTTTCCCATTTTCCGAGTATCCAATCTGCTAAATCACCAAGCTTTTCTTTCACCCAATTCCATGCTTGTGAAACCGGATCAACAATATATTGTTTAAATAAAGACCAAGCTGCTAGCGTATACGATTTTATATCTTCCCATTTTTGAAGTATCCAATTACCTAAATCACCTAATTTTTCCTTACACCAGTTATAGGCTGCTGTTATTGGATCAATAATGTATTTACTTATTGTAGCCCAGGCGATTTGAGTAGCAGCTGTAATAAGTAGCCATGCTGCTTGTAGAACAGTAGAAATCAATGAAATAATCGGATCTAAAACTGTAAGAATCGTATTCCACGTATCCTGCCAAACTTGTGTCAATGTTCCCCACAATTCAGATGCTGTTGTAACTAAAGAAGACCACCAAGAGGAAGCTGTTTCGATAATTCCAGACCATAAGTCACTAAAGAATTGACCTATTGGATCAAAAAAACTATGCATCATTTCTGTAAATGAAGCCCAAGCTCCAGAAAAGAATTCAGCAATTGAATTCCATGCATTACTACATACCTCACCTATACCTGCCCATAAATCACTAAAAAATTGGGCTATCCCGTCCCAAAGACCTACTAAATATTCTTTAATAGAATCCCATGCTTCTATTGTCCACTGTTTTATAGATTCCCAGTTGTTATAAATCACAACACCTAAGGCGACTACAGCAGCAATAATAACCGCAAAAAGCGCAATCCATCCTGTCATTGCCAAACCTATACTGGATATGGTGACAACTATAGGAGCTAAAGCCATAAACGCCCCTGCAATTACTCCAACAGCCACCGCGACAGCTGTGAGTGTTGCTGCTAATTGTGGATTGTTAGATACCCATTCTGCAAATTTAGAAATAAGATCAGCTACAACTGATAGCACAGGTTCAAGAGCCATTTTTAAATCTTCCATGGCTTTTTGAAATTTAACAGCTGGACTTGCATCTATTTTGGAAGTTGCTCCATGTAAATCTTCTACTCCTTTTTTCAAATCAACTTGCTTACCTTCTGCCTTTAGAATCGTATCGATAATTTTCTTTCCTTGGTCTTCCCAAAGGGTACCGAACATCTTCGTGCCAAGCGCATTTCTGTCTGTCGCATTTTCAACACCAGCTAAAGCCTTGGTTGCTTCAAGCATCGCTTTTTGTCCATTTTCACCACCGCCAGCAATTGCTTGTCCCCATTTTCCAAACTGATCTGCCGAAATCTTTGTTTTATCTAAAACCTCTTGCATAGACTTATCTACACCGGCCCCAAACTCAGCCATTTTGATACGTCCTTCTTTAACACCCGATATGTTCAACAGGACTCGCAACATCCTGCCAGTTCTCTTATGAACTTCTGTATATCACTATACAGACCAGACTATATCATCATCTTTTATATAAGATGCTCCCCATTTCGGATGTCATTAGCTTACACCCTACGCTTTTCAGCTAGTCGTTGCACGTTCCTTTGTTAAAGGCTTCGCTCAGTATTGTCTCATTTGAGAGTTTCACTGAATTAAAGGAGTTTTCTATGAATGTCACCACTCATAGGGACAATTTTTCATCCAAAAGGTTATCGATATTCCAACTTTTAGTGTCGACTCCTGCAGACAGGATTCCTTGGACTTCTTTCGCTGAAAATCCAGCTTGAATCATCTGATCCCCATATTCAGCGATAATATCCAATTGTTCTGGTGGAAATCCTGTTTTTAATAATGTATTAACTAATCCCAATGCTTCCTCGTTAGTAATACCTAACGTTGCACCAATCTCATTGGTTTCTTGTATAAGTTCATTAAAATCAATTCCAGCGTAAGATGCTGCAATAGTCGCTGCCCCTTTAACTACAGCCGCATTCGTTTCATCAGAAGCATCCTTATTCAATGCCCATTGTTTTCGAACGCCCTCTAAGGCTTCCTCTGCATCCACACCATAAGTAGTTACGCCCCTTACAGCTTCTTCTACTGATTTTTTCGAAGACTCCGGAACATCAAAAGTGATATCAATTTTCGTTTTTAATTTAGACATATCAAGTGCTTGTTCAATAGCCCCTGCTATACCTCCACCTGCTACTAATGCACCTGCTACACTTTCCAATCCTGATCCGAAATCATCTACCGCTCGCTCTGCTTGACGTGCTTCATCTGCAATTTCATCTAGTTCTCTACTTATTTGTTCTAAGTCCGCACCATCATTAACACTTCGTAAAGCCGCTCTGAAACGTTCTAAATCAGCATCAGCCCCTAATGCTTTTCGACCTATGCGATCCATTGCTTCGCCAAGTTGTTCGGATGTGGCTGTTCCCTCTCGAATTGCTGCTGTTAATCGTCCGCCTAGCAACTCTGCAAAATCATCTACACTTGTACCAGTCGCATCAAAAAGAGTATTTAATTCACGAGTTGAACGTGCAGCTCTTTCTTGCTCATCTTTCATACCTTTTAATTGATTTTGAAGTCCACCTAAAGAACCTTGAGTATACTCAAGCTCACGTCTGAAAGCTCTATATTGTTCAGCGGAAATGTCACCACGCTCAAACTGTGCTTGAACTTGTTGTTCAGCCGCCTTTAATTTATCAAGCTTTTCAGTAGTCGCTGCAATTCGTTGAGTTAACAGTTCTTGTTTTTGAGCTAATGCTTCCACATTACCTGGATTAAATTTCAACAGACGCTCAACATCTTTTAATTCTTGCGCTAAATCATTACTACGTTTATTAACATCTTTTAAAGCATTCTGCAAACCGACGGTATCGCCGCCAATTTCAACTGTGATTCCTTTTATTCTACTTCCTGCCATCATTTCACCTCATTTCTTAGAAAGAATCGTAGTCTTTTTGAGATGCTTTTCTTACTCTGTCTTTTTGTGGTTTTTCCATTTCAGCAAATTCGGAAATATAATCAAAGCAATCGCCAACAGTCATTACTTCTAAATCCCAATGTGTCAGTTTAGCCTTATAACAAAGAGCAAGGAATGTATCAGTGGTTAATTCTTCATCACCGGTACCTCCTTGCTCTCCATCATTGCCTGCTATTTTTTTTTTGCTCCCATTGTACTTTGAATCATGTCATCGATTTCTGGCATGATATCGTAAATAGGGAATTCATCAAAACCATCCAGCCATGTGATTGGATCAGGAATATCTGGATTGGCCGTTTTAGCATATAGCCAAACCAAATCATAAATAACTTCAAAATCTACTCTACTTAAATTTACATTTGATAGATCAATAGTAGATTGTGAACCATCTTGGGAGGTAACTGTACTGATTGCTCCTAATCCCATCATATCCGCAAATAAGTCACGTCTAAATTGTGCTTTATAACGTTTAACTGTTGCCGCTGTGCTTCTTAATCGAACCTGTTTTCCGTCTATAGTAATTGTCTTTTCCATTTAATTATGCCCCCGGTGCTGTTGATTTTACATACACTTTTTTATACCAATTATCATAAATTGCTTGTGTTGTTTTAGATGTAGTTTTTGTTTTAACCATGCGTTTTCCACTAATATCAATAGGGCTAGAGACGAATTTTAATTCGTTTGCATTCGGTTCGGCAGAACTTGTTTTTGTTTTTGATGCAAGCGTAGGACGGCTTGCTGTACAACTAAACATAACATGACGAGTTGCTTTAACATCACCATCAAACTCAAATAACAGTGCGAATGATTTTCCTTTTGCATCGGCTAACTCATTTAATACACCATCTGTCTCATCTAATTGTTCACCTAACGCATCAATGGCAAATTGTTCTGGAATACTCGCTATTGACAACGTTCCATCATATCCTTGGTTATTACTTGCGGAGTAAAACAGCATGTCATCTGCGTAAAATTCAATTAAATCTCCACGCGGTTCGAATGTTAATTCAACCGCACCAGGCAAACGAATTGGTGTTCCAAATGTAACTACACCATCTTTTACTTCATACGCTGCATAATGAACATTTTTCAAACCAAAAGCTACTTTGTTTTCTGGCATTTACATCAACCTCGTTTCATAAATTTTTTGATACATATTTTCTGATTCAATAAGACCCTCGATTGGCGAATCATAAGGAATCTCATAATCATCTAGGACCTTTTCAAGCTTGGCTTCCGCAACTAAATCCTTTTTAGTTGTGTAAAGCTCTATATTTAAATCATTTATCTTGTGATATACCTTGTTATCAGCCATTAAATTTGCTGAACCGTCCGCAATAAAACAAATATAAGGCGGTGCTGGTACTGGATTATTTGGAGTAGCTGTGAAATGCGAATAAGCCACAGGATATCCTGTAGCATCAAGAATTTTTTTCAATTCAGCTAATGTCATTGCCTTATCGCCCTTTCCACACGCTCGATGAAATCATTTACCGCATGTTCTTCTGCTGGAGCAATATGAACTTTAGCCGCAACGCGACCACCACCTTTTTTCACATGACCTTTCTCTAATAAATGAGTTAATTGGTAACGGGTTTTATTATGAACAATTATCTTATTCCCTTGTTTTGTGGATCTCCATCCTTTACGATAGCTTCCTGTTAACTTAGAGCTTTTTTGTTTCAGTTCACCCACAAGATTATCTGCAACTTCTACTTTCGCTTCTTCGATATCCTCTTCAATCACATTTGAATACCGTTGTAATTCTCTAACTATCTCATTTGCAAGACTATCAATACTAGCCACCAGCTTTCACCTCACAATACAGTTCAATCTTTTCATCATTTCTTTCATACGTGCGATAAATGCTATATTCTTTCTCACGATACTGTACTTTTCGTTCTTCTTGATACGAAACTGTATAAACGATTAATACACAAGCAGGTTTAATTCCGCTTTGTCCCGCTTGAAAAAATTCTGATTGTGGAATAGACTTTTTAGCACAAAAAACTTGCCTACTAAATGTTTCAATTTCTTCTTTTTGTCCTAGTTCATCTTCAATAGTTGTAACAACTGGAAATAATAAAATATCGTTCATTTATAATCACCTGCTAAAGTGAGATGATTCTTAAGCATGTTATAAGATAATTGGAAGCGTTCTGCTTCTTTTGCATCTGGAATAAAATTAGCTTTTACATAAGTAATGATTGCTCGTTTGATAAGTGGATCAGTGTCCACATTCGCTTTTATAGAAGAAACGCCCGACAACATTAAGTCGTGCCGGGCTGCTTCAATTAAATCTGAAATTTCATCATCAAGAGCATTATGAGAAACACGTAATGCTTTTTTTACAACATCAAGCATCTTTTTTCACCGTTTTCTTAGGAGGTTGACTTAAATATCCTTCGCCAACTAAAAAGGAGATACGTTTAGAATTTGTAGACTCATACGTATCACCTTCTGAATATCCTATTTGTGTATCTTTATCAATAAACGGCTTAACCACTAAGCTTTTCATTTGTTATCAGCTCCTTAAAATTAAGCGCCAGCTGCTTTCTTGAGAACTACAAGTGAATTTACATTAACAGCTTTACCATCAACAACCATAATTGCTTTTGTAACCATGTCGTCAGTTTCGTTATCTTCATATTTTTTAACACCCATTTGGTAATTAGTGTTAAGAAGGTAATCGCTGAAATTGAATAAGAAGGCAAATGGTTTGCCAGTTGCTGCAGTAGTGAAACTATCAATATAGTTGCAAAGTACAACTTGACGTCCTAACAAAACTCGTTCTGGTTTGCCATTAATACCATAATTCGTTCTTGCGATAGGTTGTCCGCTTGTATCTACAATCCCAGCAAACGACATAAACGTTTTCTTTGTCATGCACCAAACGGCACCATCTTCATATTCAAGTGGTAATGCTGCTTCTGCATCAACTAATGTTTTATACTCCACTTTCGCAATATCTAGTGCTTGCCCAGCAACAGGTGTTTCAGTCAAAATACCTTTTGGTTGTCCAGTACCTGTTCCAGTGATGATTGATTGCTCAATCGCTTTTGTCATTGCTTCCACAACATTGTTGATTAAAGTAGATTCAAATACCGATAACGCCATAGTGTCAACTTCTAAAGATACAGCTACTGCACAACGAAGTTTATTGTAGTTAAATGTAATGCTACCTGTTGTTTTCTTTTGCTTATCACTTCCTGCACTTTCAGCTACCCATGAAGCTACTGGTTTAACAGAAGAAATCGGAACACTTACGCCACCTTTAATCGCTGTACGAGTAACAAGTGGCAGAATCATACCAACCGCTTCAATTTTTTCGATAATTTGATTTAACACTGTTTGTGGAATAACTGAACCTACATCACCAGTTTTCGTAACTGCATTGGCACGAAGTTCAGCAGGGATTGCTTCGCCACGTAGAACATAATTCATGAAAGCATTACGATATTCAATTGAATCTGTTCCATGTTCTCGTTGCTCACCTTGTGGATCAGTATTAAAAGTTTGGATTGTACGAGTTTCAGTTGCTCCGCCTTCATTTATAGAGCGAGCTTCGTCTAAAAGTCGTTGACGTGTTTCAATTTGGCTCTTTTTATCATTTAATTCACGAAGTTCTGTATCTAATGCTGCAAGATCTACTTCTTGATCACCTTCTAATAAACTACGAATCTCTGTCATACGTGCTAAAATTTGTTCTAAATTCATTCAAATCTCTCCTTATAAGTAAGTTTTCAAAATTAATTTTTTACGTAATGTTTCTTGCTTTCGTTCTTCCACATACTCTTTGTATGGATCGTGAGAACGAGCGGAAACTTGCGAATCTGGGTAAGCTGGAAATGCAACAGGACTAATCTCAACTAATTTTGCTTTGGTTACACTTCGAACGATGTTGTCTGGATCAGATTCATCCCATTCTTCTTTTGCCATTTGAAAACCAAAAGAAACGCCGTCAACATCACCGCGTTTAATCGTTTCAAATGCATCATTTCCAAGTGTGGTATTGGGTAAATCCAATTCAAATCGTAAACCAATGTCATCTTCAAACAATCGAAGTGTGCCATTTTTAGTTCTGCCTAATACTTGTGACGTATCATGACTCCACAAAGCTAATTGATCATCAGCAGTTAATGAGTTGGTAAAAGCCCCTCTCTTAAACTGCTCTTTAAATCTCCGCCAATATCCCATGGTATGAGATTTCATTTCCCATTTAACCGCATATCCGGAAATGGTACGGCTGCCATTTTCATCTTCTCTAATTTCAACTTTCCCCGGCATCAGGTCCCGTTGTTCCGTTTTGTCCATTTTTCTCACCTCCTTCACCTGTAGTTTTTCCGTCCTTAACTAGAGCAGTGTCTAATCTACGAATCGGTTTATCTCCACCTTCAATTGGCCCAAGCGAAAGAATTGAACGCCATTCGTTAGGAGTCATCGAACCTCTATCAACCATTTGGACAAGATTCATCTTTGTACTCATTGAAGCATATTGAAGGCTCGATGCTTCAAAGATAATCTTGTTACCGAATCCTCTTTCACGACGTGAAAAAAGCTTCCTGGTAAATTCTCCAGCAAACTGCATCGCCAATGGTTCAATTTCAGATTCGTAATAAGCATTCCATTCATCTTCTGTATACTTACTTTGTATAATTTTTTCGTTTGTATTGAAGAAGTTATAAATTCTTTGAGTTGTTTCTTGCATTTGTTTAGAATCTGGAACAAACGCATCATTCTTCACTTGTTCTAAATCATAACGTGGATCAGTAGCTGCTGCACCTCCGTTCAAATTATCAATACTTAGATAATTTTTAACGAAATTTCCAACTTGCATATCTATATCTTCTTGTTTCAAAACAGCTTTGAATTTAAGAATCCATTTAATAATTGCGCTATTTTTAATAGCTTTTACAATGCCTTGGTCTGTAGTTGTAACGATTTCCATTAATGAAGATAATGCTTTTCCTGGATGTTCACCAAAAAAGTCATCTTCATTAAAATCTTTTCGGAGATGAATTACATCTACATACGGAACAGTCATTCTCTTTCCATTTTTAAAATAAAAGATTAAGAAGATATCACCTTGCACTCCTTCCACAACCTCTACAGTTATACAAGGAATAGGATAAATTTCAGTTGCAAAACCTAGCTCATCCCGTTTAATATAAGCAAATGCATTATGATTCAGTTCTAATTGCACTGTCATTTTTTCTTGAAACATTTGACCTGTCATTAATGGATTCGGTTCTTCTAAAATAAATCTCATATATGGATCTGGATTCACTTTAAATTCATTTGCATTATCCCTAATATGTTTAGCAACTAATTTACCAACAGCCTTTGCTTTAGGACGGATGCATGCTCGTATAATATCACTCTGATAGATGTCACCATTCCAAGCAAAAAAACCACCACCATTATCGTTTATCATTTCAAAACGAGTCGTAGTAGGCGCTTGTTTCTTTCCGAATATCTTATCAAATAACCCCAATTTCTCACCTCCTTCTTAAATCATATTGAGGTAATCATTTCTCTTTTCTTGAAGCACTACATAAGCGTTTAAAAGTGCTGCTGTACCATCGATACGTCTACGTTGATTATTTGTTTTGTTTGGTTGGATATTTAAGTTTTTATCGACATCAATGGCAGTATTAGAAAGGCACCATTTATCAATAGGATTGTTATTATAATTTACTAATTTTGATTCTAGATCTGCTCCCAATAGTTTCATTGGACTGGAAAGAGTCTGTTTACCTTGTGCAATTGGAACCATCGCTTCTTTACCAAAATATCCTTCCATTTCTTCGACCCAATATTTTGCAGACCATCTATCATAGCCAATCCAAGGTATATAGATACCAAATTCATCTCGTATTTCTAAGAACCATTCTGTCACAAATTTATAATGAACAGAATTTCCTGGTGTTGTTCTTAATAATCCTTGTTCACACCATAAATCATAAGGTATTTTATCCTCTTTACTTCTTTGTTCAAGTAAATCCTCTGGAAGCCAATACATTTGTTTAACATAGATATGTGGATCGTTTTGAACCATAAAAATAACCTTCGCTGCGGTCAAATCAGTTGTTGCAGATAAATCACAACCACCAATACCATAAGAAGGTTTTAATTTCGCTATATCAAAAATAGCCTTATTGTTTAATTGTTCAAACGTTAACCACGCTTCTGTGCTTGTCTCACGTATATTAAAATCTTTGGTTAATAAGTTTTTAACAAGTAATGGATTAGCTTTTGCTTTATTAACCTTGGTTTCTAATTGGTCAACCTTTTTAATGGTCCCAAGACCAGGATTAGCTTTCTTCCACGTCTTTTCATCTGTCCACTCTTCGCGCTTGTCTAATTCATAAATGATAGGTAAAAACCTATCGTCTTTATAACCGTCTGGATCATCAAAACCATTCAAAAGCATTTCAGCTTCTTCATATTTCATATCATAAACAGACTCACGAATGGTTCCGGCTGTGGAAATCATAAAAATCATTGGTTGTTCCCTTGCGGAAGTACCATCTACTATAACATCGTATAAGTTTTTATCTTTCCAAGCATGTATTTCATCCATCATGGCTCCATGAACGTTAAGACCATCAAGAGTTTCTGAATCGCTTCCTAGTGGTTTAAATGTACTATCATTAAAATCGGCGTTTAACTCACGAACAAGTGGCTTAATTCTTTTTAATAGAACTGGTGATTTTTTAACCATTCTTTTTGCATCTAACCACACTAATTTCGCTTGGTCTAATTTAGTTGCTACAGCATATATCTCAGCACCTGGTTCTCCATCAGCGACTTGTAAATACAAACCAATTCCAGACGCGATTGTTGATTTGCCATTTTTACGTGCCACGATTAACAATACTTCTCTATACTTTCTTGTACCGTCAATCTTATGAACAAAACCAAATGATGCTGCTAAAAATGCTTTTTGCCATAACTCTAATTCAATTGGCTTGCCGCCCCATTTACCTTTCGAATGTTTACAAAAATTCTCGATGAATTCAATCACATGGTTAGATTTTTTCGAGTCGTATTCATATATAGAAGAAGTATCATGAACATCATCAACAAGCTTCTTATAAATCTGTTTTACTTTGTTAGATACAATTTCTTCGCCAGATTCAATTTTATTGTAATACTCGATAATCGGATTATAAGTTAAAGGGTACTGCTTCCTTACTCGCTTGCTCATTTGCCATTCACAAATTCATCGAATCCGTCATCATCTTCTTTAGGTTGTTCTTTAGGAAGTAAATCCGTTAGTTGCTTCATAACTTGTACATGATTTTTTATCATAGTGTTATATACTTCTACAGCAGATGATTTTTTAATACCAAATTGATTTGCTCCATTTTGATATTGTTCTGTAACACCATTCTCATTAATTTCTTCTTGTAAATCTTCTAAAGTGACAGCCATAAAAGCAGCATTTTTTATAAGTGAGGATACTGCTCTTTTTTTCTTTGGTTCTAAATTCTTTAATAAACTGTTTAATCGTGTCATTTCCCGCTTAATTCTTTTTTCTTTTTCTAAATCTTTGTTGTCACTCATAAATAATCACTCCTTTCATGACCACACCCCCCACGCGTGCGACCTGTGTGTTACGTGAAGATCCCCCCTCGGTCCCTATAAAAATATTTTTTTTATTTTTTTAAGGGGGGGATTGGTTTTAAATTACATTTAGGACAAATCTTTTGTTTTGAAAATAATCTATCATCAGAATACAATTCTATTTCTTCTACAATTTCTCCACATTCATTACACACTTCAATATCAATTGGCTTTACAGATAACACATTATTAATGTTGAAATAATTGTCAATAGGATTCAGTAAGTTCTCACGTTCATTAGTATTAAATAATCTAACCTTGCCAGTAACTATCACTTTACCACCATTAACAAATCTTATCTCACTTGCTGTAACCATCATTGTATTATCATTCATCAGTAATCCCTCCTAATCAAGTCTCCATTACTATCAAATATTACACCTTCAACAACAGGACTATTCTTCTCATGATGCTCACGGTTATGACAGTCCTGGCACAATAGTTCTAAGTTACTAAAGCTTAATGTTATCTCTGGATCATTAATGTTCTCAGGTGTTATGTACTCTTTATGGTGAATTATCTTCCCTGTTCCCTGGCACCTCTCACATAATCCGTGCCGTAGTTTGAAGTATGACTCTCTACACTTCTTCCATGCTGTTGACTTATAGAACTTCTTTGCGTATTCTTTTGCCATTCCCTACTCCTCATTCTTTATACTCACAGCAATACGATAACCACAGTAGATTACTAGCAAAGTAACAAACGTACCTAAGGAATATCCAATGAGACCTCCTAGCCAAAACATCCCATCACTTCCTCTTCATCACCCCAGTTACATGCAAAAGGATAACGTTCGATTGATACCGTACCAACCTCGCCTTCTTCTGTTAACATTATTTCTAACTTTCTTATACCTTCTTGTTTTTGCCGTTCTTTATCTACTTGTATATCTTGTATTCCATTAAACTTAATCATTCCCATCACTTCCTCCACAAAAATAAATAAGACACTTAACCGATAACGGCAGTGCCTACAATAAGTATTATTGGTTTAATCATGATTAAAATGTTTCTTTGAATCTATCTATTTCTTTTACACGTTGGATAATGGTTTGTGCTATAACTTTCCCATCACAATATAATTCAACTGTTTCGTTTTGATTTTTAAACTTTCCTATAACCTTTTCCAACTTCTCAAATGCTTCCACACAATCGTTAACCGCAGCAGTTAATTCCTTAATATTTTCATTCGCTTCTTTTGTATCAACTTCTACCTTTACTGATAATGCACTCTTCTGTTCACTCATCATTCATCCTCCTCCAAAATAAAAGCACCCGAATGGATGGATGCTATATCACTACTTATTAATTTGCAATTCAATTACGGTACATGAAGTTTTATTCTTCTCTCAGTCACCTGATGTTGTTTACACAACTACACCTATTCAGTATCAAGTGGCTGAGAGAAGAGCAAAAGCTCTCCTATATTAACGGTATCATTCAATCAGTACCATTTAAGCTGGTTACGGATTTTAAATTATGCCGTCAATTATGTAGCCGTTTAGAATTATAAAGTTATCCTTGCGAGCAATGTTTTCCGCCACTTCTCACAATACAAATATAACATGATAAATCCAAAGCAACCGGCACATTTACTGCCAAAAAGCGGTCACGACTCTGCCACTATTATTTTCTTGTCTTTTTTATAATGTTAGGAATACCTGTTATTAATTCCTCCTCATCATATTCCTCTTTTAACTCTTTTTTTAATTGATTATAGTCTTTAACAATTACCTTTACCAAGTTGTCTATTGGAAATGTCATTGCATTACCCTCTCTCTGAGTAACCTGCTTTTCAAACATCACAGCTTCCACAAAATTATGTATTTCAAATAAAAGTTTCATATTCGCATAGCGAGAGTTATCCAATACAAACTTTACAAAATGATCATTATCTGTAGAGTACTCATTCGCTCTCCTGGTAAAGAGAGCCATCTCTGTCCTTGAATTTCTAACCCCCACTGGAACGCTTACTAACTCAGTTATTATCATAGTAAATAATGGTGCATATAAGTTTTTAAGTTTTTCTTCTTTCTTTCTTACACGCTCTTTTTTAGGTTCGATGACGTAATGTAAAAATACAAACAATCCTACTGTAACCAACGCTGAGACTATAACTGAAATAGTTATTGTTAAATCGAATCTCATGTTTCCTCCTCCTATTCAATTATCCTATAAAATACTATAGCACATCACTTACCCATATCTTATATTGTGTGTAACTGAGCCAATCGCCAAATCCCTTGATATCAGCGAATTAATAAGCATTTCTTTTTTGAGTTACACAGTACGAAAATTATGAGTAACTGTATAAATTAAAAAGAAAAAAGCAATGATTAGATTTTAAACCTAGTCATTGCTTTATCCATTGCATCTTGGTTTACACCTATATAACGCAGCGTGACCTTCTCAGATGAATGATTGAATATCTCCATAAGTAATGCTATGTTCTTCGTTTGCATGTACATATGATATCCATAAGTCTTTCTTAATGTATGCGTGCCTATTTCATCCAATCCAAACTCTGCTGCAGCATTACTTAATATCTTATATGCCATACTACGACCAATTGGACGATTTTTCCCTTGCCTACTTTGTAATAGATACTCATGATCTTCTCTATTTTCATTGAACCATTTCAATTCTCTTTTTAATGTAGACGTAATTTGAATTCTCTTTTGTTTCCCTGTTTTCTTTTCTCGCATTGAGATATGACTTCCTTTTACATCTCCTATCTTCAATTTCAAAATATCACTTATCCTTAATCCTGTATTGATTCCCATAATGAACAAAATGTAATTACGAGTGCTTTTCTCTTTAAAATAGTCTTTGAGTTGTTGTATTTGCTCTGGATCACGTATCGGCTGAACGAAATTCATTATTCATTACCTCCTGCTTCTTCTTTCTCATAAACTTCGAGCCTAAGAGCAAAAGCAAGCTTGTAGAATGCCCTAGCTTTAACACGTCGATAAGTACGTTCACTCATCCCCAGTTCGTTATAAACCATATAGTCACATATATCCTCATCTTCTAAATAACGCTTAATAATGATGTCTCTTTGATTCCTTCCAGCTAACCCGTTCCCAAAACGGTTTAACGCTTGATCAATACGAAATGACATTTTCTCAAGCCATTCCTCACGTTCGCTTTGCTGTACATTTGCTATAGCAACATCTTCTAATGGTTTTCCAACATCATGTGTAGGACCATGATATCTTACTTCATAAGAAGGAGTGACTTTCATTTCTTTACGAATCATTCCAAACTGTCTATATATACGTACACTTTCAAGAACACCTTCTAATTTCTCTTGTGTTGCTGATCTATCGATTTTTGGTAAGAAAGATAATTGTTTAGTCATGTAAGACCACTCCTTTTTATTTATTAATTACTTCTGTCTTAATGCTCCACGTCTACGTTCATAACGTGGTCCATGAATCCCCATTAAATCCTCAATATCACGTGTAGTTAATTTTTCTTTTCGTTTTTTCTTCTTTTTCTTTTTTGTTTGATTTGCTTGTTTTCTCCACTCACGTAATTGATCTTTTAATGCTTTCATTCCCCACATCCCCTTTCAAAAATAAAGAGGACACCATTTCTTAAAACAGCTATAGTTGCTGTTCTAAAAATTGGTGTCCTCTAGTTTTCTAGCCGGACTATATGCATTTCTCCACTCGAATTTTGTCTAATAATTTCGTTTTTTATTCATTCAGCTGATACATTAGTCTTGTTATAATAAATGTATCATTGTCATTCGAAAAAGCGACTCGTCCCCAAACGGGTTGCTTTTTCTTTTTCATTTCAAAATACCAGCTCGTATAAAAATGTTTCTCCAAGCAGTATCGATACGATGTTTTTCAAATAACTTAGCTCTACGAGCGATTGCTTTCTTTATTTTTCGTTTTTTACGCTTTTTCATCGTTTTTCCCCCTTTAATTTCACCTCAAAACCGATGAATCATTTTATACAGTGTTATTACACGTTTTTAGACATTATAATGCCCACAAGACCTATAACATTCAAAAAATATTTAAACGTTAAATTTCCTTATTATATAGAGCCGTTTTTTCGACAGAATTAAAAATTAGCTTTTGCTAGCTGCTCTTTAATATTCTGTTGATGCAATGATACAAGGGCTTGTGATATTGTCATTTTTAATTACCCATTCAAATGTCTTGCGGACTACTATTGAATCTCCAAGTGGTCTTCCACATTGGAAATTGTTCTTTTCACTTTCTGGTAATTCATCTATGTCTACATACGTAGCTTCTTGCAAACTAACTTCCCCAACGAATCCCTCGTTTATATCTTCATCATCAAATCCGCATTCATTTTTGTAATACTCTTTTGCTTGTTCTTCAGTTTCAGCACAAACCCAATCAAAATCATTCATCTTAAAAACCTTCATCATATCCATTCCCCTTTTCTTTTATGTTAGTGACGAGTCAATTAGTAACGTTGTATTCTTACTTGAATGAAAATCACAAGCCGCTTCAAAATATTCTTTACCACCATGTTTTATAGCCGATGTTATATACTTACCAAAAGCTATATTCTTTTTAAGTTCTTCCGCTTTACCCTCTGCCATAACGCCTGCAATCGTATCACCTGCAACTTCAGTTTGATAAACTTCGTATGCCTTTTTCTCACTTTCTGCTGCTACCATCGCCCAATATTCATGTTTATTAAACTCAAAGTATTTCATATCCATTCCCCTTTTCTACAAGATAACTATTTTGTTATAAAGTCACTGCTTCTGCTGAAGGTTTACTTTTCTCTAATTGTTCAATTGCCATTTGCAATCCTAACCAGTAACCAATTAAACGACGCGGTAACCTTTTACCGAAATTCCAAACATCTTCCAGCGTGTCAGAATCTAATGAACTATTGTGGTAGACATCACTCAACCAAAAGTGGTAACTTTCCATAGATGAACTCTCATCAATTGCTGAAATAATGCCATCATATACTTCTTGTCCATCTTCCGTTTCATTCATGTCGTATTCTTTCCAATATTCATCAAGTTCCTTTTTAGCTTTTTCTTCATCGAAATTCCAACGTTCTTCGCAAAATGCCGTTAACTTTCCAGTAAAATACCCTAAATCGAATCCTTTGATATTTTCTAATGTTGCTGAACATGTAAGGTTGTACACCGCTTCACCAATATCACCAGAAACAAACACGTTATATCCTGAAAGAACAAATTTAGCACGATACATCCCCGTCCCAGGTTTCCCCCAGTAAATAACCTGTAATCCTTCTTCTCCTTGAATTTCAGCTACATGATCTTTAAACCAATCCTCTCTAATGTCTTTAGTTGCTTTTTCAATGTATTCCATTTTCCATTTCCCCCTTTTCTACAAAATTCAAATTTGATTAATATCCGTTATCCTGGCGTTGATGGTTTACTTCATTCTTCTTGTAATACGCTTGTTCAATTTCATCAAATGTAAATCCTAATTTCTTACCTAAACCTAAGTAGGAGTAAAGTAATTCTTCATAAATCTCTATACTTTGAGTTGCACGGAATTCTGATACTGTTTCATACACATTGTTAAACTGACTAACCAGTGTACTTGACGTAAAAACATTGGCGTTATGATTTAATAACTCCAAACTATATTCACTGGGATTAAATCCGATTCCATTTCCTAATGATGCTATGAAATGTAGTCCGTCGACATATTCCATCAAAATGACTTCTTTTTCACTAGGACCCTTATTGCTCCAATGTTTAAAACATCTTGTTTCATTTGCAAGTTCCCCAATCTCAACTTGTAAAGCAAGAATCATATTGTAAAATATGTTTTGTCCTTCTAACCCATGTTCCTTAAGAATCCGATTATCTAACACCTTTTGCATTGAAAAAATTTTAACTAAATTCATTATTGTTCCTCCTTATGCCACTTGTACGGGCTTATTTTGAATACCGCTTAACATATCTTCTAAACCTAATAGATCTAATATAAGTACAGCTACTTCAATTTGATGACGCTTTAATTTGCGCGCTATCTCTACAATGTTGATACCTCTATCCCACATTTCTTGAAATCTGATCACATCTTGTTCATTCCAGAGGAAATTCGCTTCTTCTAATGCGATATATAGTGTTAGAGGGAATTCATAGCTCCTATTATTCTTAATTAGCTCTACACTTGTATCTCCAATCCCTTCAGAGCGGCCTCCGATTTTATAGTTATCTGCCTGATCTAAAATCAACACAGCCACTTCTACCTGTTTTCTTTTCAATCGTTTTACCATTTCCGCTAAACTAACACCGCTATTCCACATTTCACGAAAAAGAATTACTTGTCTTTCATCCCAAAGAAAGTTCACTTCTTCCAACGCAACATGTATTTTTAAAACCGCCATCCTTTTCACCTCTTCTGAAAGAATGATTATTTTATCTTTTCAGTAAACTTGGTATCCACACGATCAACTTTCCCATTAAGCCAAACAGCAACTTGTTCACCAAATCCGCTAGCTGGTGGTTCTACTGCTATCACACGGCCATCTTTTACAACATAGATTTTATTACTAGAAGTATCGATCTCTACTTTCATAAACGCATCTCCCTTTGTTCACTTCATGTACTCAATAACATTAGGTTTAAATCCACTACCTAGATATATCCTTACTGAAACGACTTCTTTATGATCCCTGGCTGCCTTGCACAATTCTTCTGCCGCTTCCCAATTGAAAGATTTGTCTCGTGCACGCTGGTAACGCCAAATACCAATAGCATGCTCTTCAAATATTTCATACGATTCACTTGGGCTTGTTTTACGAGGTAATTCATCTGTACTTTTCGCATTACGAGGAATCAACACGCGTACATCTGCATATGTAACCTTTCCTGTTCCTCGTTTCACTTTCGCTTTACTGACATCAAATTGCATCATTTCCGGCTCCACATCGAAAATATTCAATTGCTTAGCCATATCCATCTACGCTCCTTTTTAAGTTAGTAATCTATAAAACTAAACTGCATACACACCTTTTCTTGTATCTTTAATAATCCGACCACTTTTATTGAAGTATGCTATTTCAAATTTTGGATCACAGTTGTATATTTCCATATCTCCATCAAATACAACTAATAAGTTACTTTTACAGTTACCAATGATTTTTCCCATTCGTCCCATGACCTGTACTTTCATTCCGATATAAGCAAATGGTATTCTTCGTTTTTTACACATACGCTTAAATTGTTCTTCTTCTCTCAAAGATGGATTAATATCTGTTAATCCTAAATTTTCACATCTTACAAACTTAGTAAATTCATGAACATTCATTGTGACAAACTTATCTTTAAGTTTTAGGAAATACTCATACTTTGCTTTCTTCTCCGTACTAGCAACAATAATTTCCTCGCATGGCCAAGTATCAAAAATAGTAGAAACTTTGAACTTGAATTGTAGAATCATTTACCAATCCACCCCTTGTTTTCTTTTTCTTGAAGAATAAGGTCCAATAAAACTTTTGCTCCTTCATGACTAAGAGTAATCCGGCCGTTTAAAAGTTCTACATTGTTATCAGAAAGCTCACCTGTTACTAGGCAAGCTTTCTCATGTTTTCTTAAAACAATGTCCTGATTATCAACATGAAACTCCATTGGTGAACCTTCAACAATACCTAATGTTCTACGCATTTCAATTGGAATAACTACACGACCAAGCTCGTCCACTTTTCTTACAATCCCTGTGTTTTTCATCATTATTTCCCCCTTTTTAACTAACTTTTTTCTTTCTTTTAGATTCTATTGATTGCGCCATTGACTCAAAACGTACTAGCCATGCTTCCCAACGCTTTTGATTTTCTTCTTGCTGATGTTTTGCTACTTCACAATTACAACCTTTCGTTTCAATTACACCTGGATAAGTTTCTTTACGAATAATTCCTGTATCATGACATAATGCACACATTGTTATTCCCCCTTTTTAAAATTGCGTAATCTATAATTATCCCCATGCATTTCTAACATTTCGGCGTTTTCCATCATCCGACTAAAATCACGTTCCCCATACATTCCTGCTAATTCACCAATATTAAAATTAGTAGTAAACAAAGTACTCTTACCTATACGGCTATCTACGATTTCGTTTGTCTTCGTTTGCTTCCAAGTGACGCCTTCTTTATCTTTCTCCGTGAATTCCGCTCCAAAGTCATCGATAATCAAGACATCAACTTTTGCTAGAAGGGACATAAGCTTGTCCTCTGTCATTTCACTGTTTTTATTCCAAGTTGATTTGATTTTGGTAAATAACTTATTCATTTGGATAAACATTGCACTGTGACCCTTTTTCATAAGTTCTTTAGTGGCTGCCACACACAAATGGCTTTTACCTACTCCGTAATCACCCGTTATTATCATGCTTGTTGGTTCTTCTTTATTGAATGAAGTAACAAAATCCATAATCGTTTCTTTTGCATCAGCCAATTCTTTTTTAGTTGGTACATAATTTTCAAATGTAGCTTTCTTGAGTTTGTCATTTATTAAGCTGTTATCAGCAAATGAATCATATAAATGAATGATTTCGTTTTTCTTTTTTATAGCTAGTGTCTCAATAGCTAATTTCTGATCTTCCTTTTCTACCGATCTACATTGAGGACAAAATTCCTCATTTGTTTCTATATCTATCAACATGCGTTTACTGCAAACGTCTTTAAATTTTTCTTTCCCTACTAAAAAGACATTCGTGCATCTATTAGGTGAAAGTACATATCTTTGACTAGCGTTTTGAGAAGTCGTATTTTTGAATGAATTCATTGTTTTTGTGCTTTTTAGAGCTTGCATTTGAATTCTCTCCTTTTACAGTTTCATTTAAATAATTATCAAAATGTTTTTGTGCGAATAACGTACTTGGTCTTAGATATTGTTCAAATGGTTTTCCATCTTTATCAAATTGTCCTAACCATTGTGATACCTTGTTATCAATTACTTGTTTAAAATCATCGATTCCATAACCTTCATTCCATCTAGCTCTAATTAATTTCCTGTGGCCTTCTGATTGATGGTTATATTTCTTTTTTGCTTTCTCATTTAAATAATCAAGAATATCTTTATAAGGAATTAGTGCTGGCTTGTCCTCTTTCGAAGAAGAGGACTTATTATCTTCTTCTTTTTCTTCTTCTTGTCCACGTTCCGTACCACGATACGTGCCACGATTCGTATTACGTATCGTCGATTCTTGATTAAATAAGAAATTGGCAAATACATTTTTTATAGATGGTTGTTCTATATGTTCGTAAATTGGAACCAGTAATTCAGTATTCTTTACATCTTTTAATTCTTTTTTCAGTAAATCCTCAATAGGTTTACCAGCTTTTTTTAAATTGTATTTACCCCAGTTAAAGATCACTATTTCTCTGGTTTCGTCATCATATTTTATTAATTTGTGATAGTCTTCAAAACGCTGCATCAATGCTTTTACAGATTCTTGTGAATATCCGGTTTCAAATGCGATTTGTTTTTTTGTTATTTGGTATACACCGATTTGTTTTGTTTGTGGATTTGTTAGTAAATATAAGAAAAAGTATTTATCTTCTGGTGTGAAATCTTCTTGTACCTTTACATCGTTCCAAAATGATGTGTGTACCTGTCTGAATATTGCCATATTAATCAATCCTCCCTTACACAAATTGCTATATGCGATTCTCCACTTTCAATGATCTCTCGAATTACATAATTCGGATAACCAACACTGAAATAATGCTCAATCATCTGATTCAATTCTTTTTCACTCTTTGCTTGCTTCCAAAATTTCTGAGGTAACAGTACTTGATACGTAACCATATTCATCTGCATGTACTACTTACTCACTTTCCGTGATATACTTATAACAAGTGTTTTTTTCTAAAGGACCCATGGCCGTGGGTCTTTTTCTTTTGCTCTATATCACTCCATGCCCATCTTTGAATCGGTTCATAAGTGATATAAATTATCCAAATACAAGCAACGATTAACAGTCCGAATATTGCTAATGAACCAGTATCCTCCATCATGCTGTTGCACTCCTTCTTAAATTTGTTGAATCACTAATGTTTTTCTGTGCTTTACAAGTCACCTTCACTTTTACTCCAAAGTGATTTTCGTATGCTTCTTTAAATACATCCTCAATTTTCCGGTGACCGTACACTTCTTCAATAATGAATCCATTGATTGTTCTTTTTGACATTTCCCTTCCCCCTTAATATTCCCTAAGGGAATATTAATATTTAAAAAAAATCGACTTGCTCCCCGAACAAATCTGTAACATCTTTTTTTAAAACTGATGCAATTTTAGCTGCTAGGTTATAATAGATGTTCTTTTTATATTTCTCGTTATTTATAACCTTGTAACAATAACTATATGAAATGCCTAACAGTTTAGCTAGTTCTTCATAAGTATATCCTGAATCTTCAAATGCCTTTTTTAAGTTAGTTTTCGTTGTACTGTTATTCATTAATTATCTCCTTTCAATAGCTGTTGCTCTTATAATAATATTCCCTGTGGGAAAATTCAAGTATTTTTTCAAAAAAATTATCCCAAAAGGAATTTTTTTTGGTTTGATTTTCCCGATAGGAAATAATATAATTACCTTAGATTAGGGAGCTTGTCCACGGAGGTGATTTAATGGAACTGAAGGATCGGATTCGTTCTTTAAGAAAGGAACGAAAATTAAAACAAGATGAACTTGGAAAAGAGATAGGTGTGAACGGTGCAAGCGTTTCTAAATTCGAAACAGGATTGAAATCACCTTCTCGCGAAACCCTTCAACGAATTGCAGATTATTTTAATGTTACTGTTGATTATCTACTAGGAAGATCTGACAACCCTCAATTAGACGAGATGTTAGATCGTAAATATAAAGAATTAAAATTAAGAATCGACCAGTTACCAGAAGAACAACAAGAAATGGTATTCAAACAAATGCAATCAATCACAGAAAGCTTTGAACAACTTAATAAGCGAATTAAAAAATAGCAATGCGATTTAAGTGACATTGTTATTTTTTATTCCTCTTTTTCAAAAAGCGCTTCAATATATGTATCTATTTGCTTTTCATCCTTAAAACTTTCCCCCAAGTATTGAATGAATTTTTCCAAAATTTCTTCTTCCTTCAATATTTACACCCCTCACGCTTCTTTTTACTTATAATAACATTTCCTCTAGGGAAAATTTTGAAAAGTATATAATCTTTTCTTTTTTCATTTTTGGTTACCTAAAAGAAAAAGGCCGAGAATATTCTCGGCCTTTTTAAATATTATCAATTTCAACCACCAGGTTTAATTGTGTCTTGTTGCATTATAATATTATTTTGTTTGTAGCTCCCTTGATCCATTCCTGTAAATCCGCTTACTACTGTGAATACTGTTAATGCAACTAAGATTGTAGAAATCATCTTTTTCACTACAAAACACTCCCTTCCCTATATCACCCTTAAAATCCATCATCGACTTAATAAGCTCCGAACGGTCTCCTCTTTTATAAATTTCTTTAGCAACTAAGCTAGTAAAAAAGTAATTTGATTGTAAAAGAAACTTTTGAAAACATTCATAAATTCCAGTCGGAGATTCGTTCACAACTCCTTTATAGTATACCAAAAAATCCTCTTCCGTCCCATCATATAATGACCTCTGAAGCAAATTAAGACTTTGTTCATCTCGTTTGTTTTGAAACTGTATTAAAATCGGATCGGAATCAAATTCTAAAGTCTCTTCAAAATATATCTTAGCAAGATCCAAATTATATCGGACTTCTTTTTCATATTCTTCATCTTTTACAGTTTTGAAAATTTCATAACTATCTTCAAAATATTGAAGACTCTTATATTTCTCCAATCTTAAATAAGACATTCCTAATATGTACAAAGCATCTGAAATGGTTTTCGCACTAATATTAGCTTCAATAATCACATTAGCAAATTTTCTAGCTAATTCCACATGATTATAATGTAAATATACAGGAGCAAATATTTCTGCAACCCTATATATATAGCACTCTTTAATGTAAGATTTCCTATCACCGTCTACAGCTTCAACTTGTTCTTCAATCTCTTGTATTAGCTCTAACATTAGATTATATTTCTTTAAGTGAAAATAATTGTAACACTTCATAATATCCATAAGAATATTTAAAATTTTATCTTTAGGTTGTCCTACTTTCTTAAGTTGATTAATTATTTCTGTTCCATGCACTTCCCCGATAATGTATTGATATAAAATTCTATATACTAATACATATTCATGTACTGTGCCAGTTTCATTTTCATGTTTTAAAATCAATTTGTTTAAAAGTTCAACATTTCGCGTTACACATGCATATTCAAAGCTTTGTTTTATTGATTCTACCGTATCTAATTTTAAGCACCACTCGTCCATAGTTTCTTTAGATGTTTTATTTTCATCACTTAGAACATGCGATAATTTCACAAGCTGACAAAAGCCAATTGTTCCTTTGTTTTTAAATTTAGATATATATTGTTTGGATACACCAATTTTTTCGGCCACAATTGTTAAATTTAAATCTTCTCTATCTTCAATGATATCGCATATTTCTTTATGAAAACGCAT